TCGGAGCCGATTAAAATCTCTCCACTGACTGTAGAAGCGACAACCGTTTCCATCCCTCTTAAACCACTCATATTGAATGGCTTGTCCAATCTGCAATCCATACTCATAAGTCGCCTTTTCAGCGTCAGAAACAAATTGGGTAGGGAACGAGGCAGATGCTATGTTAACCTGAACATCTCTCATTATTTAACTAGTTCGCTTATATTTCCACGATTGTTGTACCTAGCAAAGGTAACAGATAATTTCGATTGCTTTTCAACAGGCTGATAGATGTGTTTTTGGTTAGCCATAATGGCCAATCCAGAGCTTATCGTAGCGTCAAATCGAGTCCTGTTGTTGATATCAAACTTAGCCCAGTCCTCAAGGGTTCTAGTAAATGGCATAGCGCCTATATCTCCTTGCTCTCGATACGTTCCCTCCATATCAATACCAACGTGTTTCTCGATATAAGTCTCAATAGCCGAAGCGTGAGATTGCTTTACGTCTTCCGAGGTATTTGGTATACCACCCAGCTCCTTCTCCGTCTTAGAGAGTTTATTAAACTTCTTGTCGGGACGGTTCATAGAGAACTTGCGGTAACCTCTGTTCTTGAAATGATAGAGAAGCCTTGGCTTGTTATTCTCGGTAAGGATAGGCATACCATAGAATATACAGGCCATCAAAACTTCTTCGAAGAATATCTCAGCGGTCTGTGGTCGAGCTACATACTCTAAGAAAAACTCGTTGCTCGGGGCGTCGTCCATATTAAACTTAGTCATCCCGTGAAGAGAGCCGTTCGAACCCCTTCCGCCTACTACACCAGATATATCGTACGGGTCGCAACCTAGAGAGCCAATATGTTCGTTTCCAGGGTACTTCATACCATTGCGAACCACGACGTGGTTTTGCATACGTGACGGAGGCGTCCACCCCAACAAGAACCTGCCGTTACGCTCTGGCGTCCATATAACTTGACTGTCTTTCTCACCGTTTTTCCAATGAAAAGAACCCCTAGTGAGGTAATGCTCCTTTATCATTTCGTCGTTATAGTCAATCTGCTGGTATATCTTAGTTAGATTGAATATAGACTGCTTGCTTTCATCTCGAAAAGCGTGAGACTCGGTACGCGGAAACTGCCGATAGAACTCGTTGAGCGCGTCGGGGTCGTTCTTAAGTGAAGCCACCTCGTTCTCCCAGTACTCGATAGCACCCATTTTAATAGAGCTTCCGTCGATACCCTTTACATCGTGAAGCGGCTTCCTAAATACAGGCATACCATACCTGTCGATATAGCCTTCAAAGTTCCACTCCATAGGAATAAAAAGGCTGTACATACCGCTCTTGGTTTGACCGTTGGCGTTACGATTGCTTACGTCAGATTGATTGTATAGAGTCTTGTAGTTACCACCACCTTTGCTTAGAGCGTTAGATGTAGAGCCCATCATACACTTCCCTATAATACGGCTACCGAGACGTAGGCAGGTCTTCGTGACCCGCCAGTTATTTAGGATGTTCTCTGGTTTCTCCCACTTACCGCTCTCGTCGTGAACCAATAGGAGCAGCTTTTCTCCGTCATAACTGTTGTCCGCTGTATTCTTCCAGTCTATAGTGGTATCGAGACCGTCAAGCTCCTCAGACTCATCGAGGTACATATTACGCTTAGTAATCTTAGACGCAGGCACTCGGTAGGCAAGCTCTGTCTTTGGCTTGTCCATACCGTCCTGTATAGGCTTGAAAAAGAACGGGTAGTTAGCCGATATAGGAACGACTTTATCCGTAAACATCTTCTTGGCGTCAGCACCCGTCTTGGAAAGTATTCCTACACGAGCGTCTTTAGCTAACGTCCCTATATTCACGCACTCCGAAGACCCCATAAAAGAAAATCCTGAACGACGTATCTTAAGGTAACACATACCAAAGCAACGGACATCAGCTTTACACGCTTCCCAGAATATATAGAATATACGGTTGGCTTCTCGGAAGTCAGGAAGCCCTACGTCAATCTTGGTCCATTGGAGGTAAGTATAGTGCGAGCCTGTTATGTATGTAGGCACTCCGTTATTCATAAACCACGCGCCATTTTCACGCCTGTCGAACTCTTGCTCTACAAAGTCTACCCACCTGTCTTTAAACTCAGCGGGCATATCATTCCACTGAAATATTGTCTTGATACGTGTAAGCTCCTTGGGATACTCTAATGGCTGCCAGTACTGGTCTTTCTTGGATTTACTTCGCTGTATCGGGTCGGAGGCAGACATAGGAAGCGCAATACGCACACCCTGTATTTCGACCACCTCACCTACCGTTCCGTCCTTTGATATAACCACAAAGTCATAGTCTTCGTTATATCCGTACTCCCAGTTTTTTGCGCGATTTTTTCTGGCAAGAACGTTTTTAGGCACTACACCTTCGAGCTGAGTAAGTAGTTTATTTTGACCTTCGTTCTGCAAAACCTTGCTTGGTATTAGTAGATGAATCGCCACGCTTCTCCATAGCCTCTAAATTCTCTCTCTCTTGCTCTATACGATTGAGTATCTCTAACGCATCAAATATAGCAAGCTTTTTAGTGGCCGCTGCATTTTTTAGCCTGTCAGCAGCCAGCTCGTCTTCAAGGTCTGGCTTGATTATATCTTCTTTAGCTACTTTGATAAGCTGCTCTACCGCCCTATGACCAGCCGCTATAATCTTCTCTTTGAGTTCTTTTGAGTTCATAATACCAAGGTTATGTTGTCGGTAAACATACGGTACAGCTTTTCACCGTCTACCGTAAACTCATATTCGCTATCAGGGAGGAATGAAACCTCATCACCTTCATTTACACCAAGAGAGAGCAGTTGGTCGTTGCCATATTTAAGGCGCCCGATAAGAGGTTCTTCCTTTGAGAACTTACCTATCCACGATTCTTTCTCTTCTACAGGCTCTACAAAACAATATTTCCCGTGAGCCTGCCACCTGTCGTCTTTTTTATATAGAAAGAACTGGTCGTCCGTCACAAAGAAAAGGTCATCTTGGAAATAGCTGCGGCCACTTTTCTGAACACCATACATATCGTAATAATACTTAAATACGTTATGATGAACCAACAGGGTATCTCCCGCCTGGATAGGGCCTGAGTAAGAAAGCGGAACGGACTGTACGATAGCGTAGCGGTTAGAAAATCTGTGGTCTTCTTGGGATGAACTTACGATAAACTCAACGTCGTCGGCTTTTCGTTTGTTATCGTATCTACTGCTATTTTTTGGCTTTACTATAAAAGAGTCTGGTGACCTCATTAAAAGTTAATGTTGTACTCTACGGACAGCGGCATCGTATGCGAGAAATGCTTCCAAAGAATTATCTCGTTATTGCGCTCTATCCATATCTGAATTGAATTTGATTTATCCTCAACTTTAATGAGGTGTATTTTATAGTTGCCCCCGAGAACCTCTTGGCCTAGCAAGTAATGCATCGCCGACTTATAGTCGGGACCTACAGAGATTTTACGGATAAGCATAGCTTAGATAGAATGAACCACGAAGTTTACGTGCTTACAAGTAATACCTGCACCTCCAGCGACGCTATTCTTTACACGAACCCTTAGAGATTCATTGTAGGCTACGTTCGTGATACACGTCATAGTCAAAACAAAGTCGTCTCCCGTACCAGGGGAGGTTACATCTTGTGTAGACGCCACTATATCAACGCCGTTATTAGACAATAAAGCTGTAATAACGTGATTATTACCCGCGCTTAACGACATAGATACGGTTACCTGCGAAAGCAATGTAGTCTGATTTGTGTTGACATTCGTCACCAAGTTGCTTGAAGATTGATATCCATCAGCCAAACCCTCAGAAAGCGTCACATTTAAATCTACATAAGTATCCGCCTCTGTTATGGTTGTTGTCGATTCGGTATTCGAGTACGCGTCGATATAATAAGTTGGAGCTGTAGCTGAAGACAGCGAGTCCACCCTAATGTTCTTCGTGGCGTTAGAGTCATTCGCGTCGCTAACCACAATCAAGTCAGACGGACTAGGCGTAACGGTTCCGTATGTACTAATCTTAGGCATAGGTCCTTACTTGTTGCGGCGGTTCTTACCCATTACCACTGCGTTGAGGATACGAGACAATACGTTGACGACCTTATCGTCCTTCTCCGTCTCGGTCAAAGCAGTAATGGTCCCAGCTGCTGTAATTGTGGCAAGCAAAATCTCACTCCAAAAACTTGTAAAAAAATTCATATCTGTTCGTTTAAGAATTTGTACTTATCCTGCACATCGAACGAAGGGCAGGACTTACTTGAAAACTCATTGTGTCCGTGAAGACTTAACTTCCCAAAAATAAGGCGTAAACTTTTAACTAGCTCAAGGACCGCGATATCCTGCATCTCAGTCATAGTGTCCTTGGCGTTCATCTCTTTGTCTACACCACCTATATAACATATGCCGATAGAGTTCCTGTTGTGTCCATAGGTATGAGCGCCTGACTTATCAAGGTCCCTACCGCGATGGATTGAACCATCGGCATAGACACAGAAATGATACCCGATATCATCCCACCCGTTAGCGAGATGCCACCTTCTTATATCATCTACCGTAACATCCCTACCCTCTGGCGTTGCCGAACAATGGAGGATAATTTTGTTTATGTCCCTCATTCAATCCCTTTCTTAGCTAGGAGTAGCTTGATGTCATTAACTCCATCTAAGAGCACGTCCAGCGCCTGCTGTACCTTGGTCTCCTGCTTTTCTAAGGAATGAAGGCGGCTTTTTATTTTAACAATTTCATTCTGCATCTTTATGTAGGTTGCTAAAATGCCTGAAGCGGCACCCATACCAACGGATATAAGTTCGTAATTCATATTTTCTTCCTCATTGCTTTCAATCAAACTGTATCTTACGTCGGTACCTACGGTAGAATTAGAATTGAATTTCATTACATTTTTTCTTCAGGGCATTCCCATTTATTAGGGTTGGGTGGGTAAGGAACGCGGTTCTCGCACTTATAGTACCACCCTGGCTCACCGACTTGAAGGTCGATATACGCAGCCATTTCCTCCTCGGTATCGAATATATCGAGGTACTGCTGTCCTGTACTAAGCTCACCCTTAGAGGCATACCCGTAGTTATTGCGCGGGTTACCCTTTACCTCTTCGCCGTTATTAAAGGCAAACCAAAAAGCAGGCGTTTTAAATACGTGTGTATGCTTAGCCATTACTCAACGATTTCAGCGTTCTGGTCTTCAGTGGCTTCTTCTGGCTCTGGCGGGAACCATCCGTTGGCTTCCATATACGCTTGGTCGCGCACCGTACACTCAGTCGGGATGATAGTATCAAAGACCACTGTAGGAGATGTCGTGATGGTTGTGGTGAGCGCGTCTTTCTCCGCTTCTGGCATCAAAGGAAATAAAGCCTGTAGCTCGGTCAGGTCCACCGCTGCGTTCACGTAGATAAGCCAGTCCAAAATAATAGATAACGCAGCCTCTCCCGTCGTAGGGTTAATGACGGAACTGAACAGATTGAAATTTGCTTCGTCGGGATTCTGGATAGACTCAGGACGTGTGATGCAGTACAACTGTCGAGAGATAGCTACTGCTCGCTCTTCTGAAGTAAGCCCCCCTTCGGGCGGGACGATTAGGTAGTTACTCATTTTGGTTTATTGATGTTGTAATATGCAAATATATTGTTTTCTACTTTAGGCTTCTGCGTAATAGGTATGACTTTCGGTTTCATACGTAGATATCGTAAAAAGTGTTGATGTTGCTCTCGATGCCTGTGCGGGTGTTTGTAGAATCAGCCGAATACAAAATAAATTCCTGAATTGTTCCTGACCAGTTCAAAGCATTGTTGTGATATGCGCCAAGTCTTTGTTGAAATGTCAATGGCGTTCCGCTTTGGAGCGTTACTGTCGAACCTGCTTCTGTACCATCTCTGAACATTCTAAATACTGTGGACGTGCTACCAGCGATAAAACTATAAAGATGCTGGTCAGTGCCTATGTTGCCATATTCAATGAACGGCGATACTGCACCATAATACGCGCGGTCCTTAGCGCTGACTTGATAGTGCCAATATCTAACGTCGGTATCGGTTCCAAGCGTGAACTGCATTCGGTTGCCACTCGTATCATCTGAACGGCAAACGGTATGAACGCTCAAATTATTGATATTGAGAGAGGCAATCGATAAATTCAAGAAGTGGTTTGTTCCGTCAAAATCCGCTGCTGGCTTCCCGTTCTCCGTCACCACGCCTGGGGTGGTGGCTGTGCTGTCGCGATAGATGACAGGGCGAGCAGTCGCGCTATTTTGTATAGCGTCATTACCGTTACCAGACTGGTCATAGGCAGCCAAAGAAACAGTGTCCAAGTCGTTATTGGAATCAAAGCCGATATAGACTGGTTCTTTTGTATTGTTAGTTGTCTGAACCAATACGGCAGAGCCTTTATAGCTAGAGTCAATCCTACGCAGTGAATAAGCCGCAGCAGCCCCTGGGTAGTCATTCAACAACAAAGGCGCTACAGGCTCAGTATAGATATCGTAAAAGGTGTTGATGTTTGTTTCAATTCCTGTGCGGTTTTGACCACTATTGTAAATAATAGCTTCTTGCAATTTACCTTGTAAATAATCTGCGGGCGTTCCGTATCCGTGCCGTCCAATTAGTATTTGCGCAGGTGTGAAAATTGGTTGAGATGAACCTGATGCACTCGTTCCATTATTTTGATATATTGTTGCCGTGCTTTGTGATGTGTAATCTAAATAAGACAGTAGCTGAGTGTTTGCTGGAGCATTTACAATTCCTGGACGTTGGAAACTAGTGTTTCGACTAGTGATAGCATTTTTATTTCCCTCATTAGACATAAATAAGTGGCTGAAATGCTGATTGCTGGCTGTGAATAAACTAACGGTGCCACCACGAACACCGCTCACACTTGCGACATCTACAATAGTAAAGGGAAAAGAATTAATGGAAGTTGCCGTTACCGATAAAACCGTACTGCTTCCATTGAACTCCACCGCAGGTTTTCCGCTCTCCAATATTACCCCGTTTTGACCGTCGTAAATCTTTGGGCGTGACCCTGAGCTAGGTTGCGTAACGTTCTTGCCTGACCCACTCTGGTCGTACCACGTCTCTACGAAAACATCATTGCTACCTCCGTACTGAGTTAGAGCTACAGTATCCAGCTCACCGAATACATCGAACCCAATGTCTTGCGTCGCTCCGCCCACGTTGTCTTGCACCTTAATAGCAAAGCCTGTGTACGTTGAATCCAAAAGCCTCAATGAATACGCAGCCGCTGCACCGCTGTACGTGTCGAGTAGCGGCGTGTTTTGTGTGAAGTAGTCGGCTATATTTTCTTCGATGCTCGTTTGGTCTGCACTTGATTTATCAGATGCATAAACGACTACTTCTTGGTTTTTGCCTTCCCAATTTTCCGCCCCGCCACCGTTTGCACCAATTACAAAAGGTACAGAATTCGGATAAGTTATGTCCGCCCCTGAAAACGTCCCCTCTGTTGTTCCATTTATATCGATAAAGCCTTGTTTTGAATTTAAAGAAAATAAAGTTCGCGTGCGAACCAGCGTTCCAATCGTGGCAGCCACCCCATTTAATCGGGAAAATAGGCTAGTATTAAATCTCCGCATCATCCAAAGCCTAGCATATGGGCTTGTGTGCGTTCCAGAGGTTTGAGGTAAGGCGTAAAAAATCTGCACTCCTGTATTAGTGCCTGTTATTTTGCAAGTTTGAAATATAGTTAATTGTGGGTCGTTTGCTACCCCGTCGGAAGTGCTTAAATAATTGCTCGAACCATCAAAATCCAAAGCCAACTTCCCGTTCTCCGTCACCAACGCGCCACTCGTTCCGTCGTAAATCTTTGGACGAGCGCTTGAGCTAGCCTGCGTAGCGTTATTTCCGTTGCCCGACTGGTCGTACCAAGTCTCTACGAAAACATCGTTAGAGCCTCCATAAGAGATGATGGCCGCCTCGTCGAGGTTATTGTTAGCGTCGAAGTAGATGTCCTGCGTAGAGCCTCCTACGGTGTCCTGGACCTTC